TGTTTTTCAATTGGGCGGGGCTTACGGTAAGCGTTGCCATTGCCACACCTTCGTGAGTGGTCATATTTGTAGCGTGTGCTACCACCGTGGCTACTAACAATAGTAACGACAATGCAAATAGTTTAAATAGATTTTTCATATTGTTTAAAAAGGGTTTAAATTTTGATTAATTATTTAGCGAAATAGGCGTCCTCCAACTTTGCAAAAGCTTTCGGGTCTTCGGTCATCATTTTCTCTAATGCTTTCGGGTCTTGAGTTTGGTAGTCCTCCAAAGTCCATTTTTCTCTACCGGATGCCGTTGTTTCTCCTGGTTGCAAATGTGCCGATGCTTTATCGATACTAGGCATTGCTTCTAAAATTGCCGTTGTTCCCGCAAGGTCACTTACGGCAAATTTTACATATTGCTCACGCAAGTCGGCCGTGATTTTCTTGTCTGTCAAGATGGCTTTGTCCACAAGCGTTTCGGCTTGTTTTTGCAAAGTGGCAGCTTGTGCCGTTTGCAAGGCATCCACTTGACTCGCTTTTGCAGTTGCTTTTTCAACCGCTTCAAGGATTTGCTCATCCGTTGCGTCTGCTGATAATTTCAGTTTAGCGATAAGCTCGTTTCTGTTTTTCATTTTTACTGGTTTTTGTGATTGTACATTAGGGATATTCGGTGCGCCGCAAGCCACAAAAAGGGCTTTTTGGTCTTCCGTAATTTTTTCTTTTTTAGTAGAAACCGCTGTAATAAAGCCTTGCTCTTTTGCTTCTATAGCTGATAACCAAACATCGCCTTTAGACCATCTTGATTCAATTTCGTCTTCTGATAATCCGGTCTTTTCAGAGTAAGCGGTGCGGTATTGTTTGGTAAGGTTTTGTAGTAATTTTAAATCTGCGGTAACCTTATCTTCGTTACCCGCAATCATACCCATTGGCTTATGGTACATATATTGTCCATTTTCAGCCATTTCAAAAGTGTCGCATATCAAAGCGAGGTAAGAACCCGCCGAAGCAACCAATGCGCCTCCGAATCCCGAAATGGTACCCGAAAAGCGTTTAATCTCGTTGGCAATTTCATTAGCTTCGAAAACAGAGCCACCGGGAGTATTAATATATAGTGTTACGTTATTAATTCCTTTGGCCAGCAATTGATCTATTTGTTGCTTGAATTCTTGTGACGAATTCTGCCATTGATGTATAACACCGCTAATTCTAATTTCGGCAATATCTTCTTTTGCTTCCGCAGTAATAGTAAGTGGAAACTTATTTGACATCGCAACTACATCAAAGCCACCAAAGGCAATAATTAAAGCCGCCGTTACAATTGGTATTAATCTGTTTTTCATCTAAAAAAAATTGTTGTTTTCCTGTTTTGAGATTACAAAGATTTAGCGAAAAAAGGGGGTAAAAAAATCGTCTTACCAACCTAGTAACAGATAGTTACTAAAATAATTTAGTATCGATACCATACTAGAATGTTCGTTTTTTTTTGCTTTAATAAGTAGGCAAATTTGTAGCACCGAAAGGCTAATAAATTGGTAATTAATGGCAAAAAAGAAAGAACAAGAGGTAGCTAAAAAGCTATACGTCGAACTCTACAAAACGCAAAAAGAAATTGCGGAAGATTTGGGAGTTACTGAAAAAACGGTGGGCGACTGGGTTAAAAAATTCAACTGGAAGCAAGAACGTGATGCACGTCTTAATAATTCGACTAACAGAGCCGAAAACATTAAGAAAGTCATTGCGGAACTTACGGAATCCACATTGGATGTATTGGAACAAATTAAGGTAGCCGAATTCAACGGGGATAAACCACAATCTTTATTACTAAAGAAAGAAACTACACGAATAGCCCAAGAGGTCGGTATGTATCAGAAGGCTCTGGAAAAAATGGAAAAGAACTTTAAAATTTCCCTTTCTACCTATTTAGAAGTAATGGAAGACATCTTTCAGGCACTTCAAAATTTTGACAAAAGAGCCTATTTAGAAACGCTTGACTTTCAAAAATCACATTTACAATCAATTGCCCAAAAACTAGGATAACTATGTCATTATTTAAAAAAATCATTAGTCTGATATTAAACAGGGCTAAAAAGGAACAGTACTATTTAGAAATAGGTTCACACTTCATCAAAAAGGGGTGCAACGTCCAAATAGGACAAATTGTCGATTCCAAAAGAATAGACCACGAGCGCAGACGTGTAAAAGTAATTACGGGTCTGTTTTATGATTTCAAAACCAACAAAATTAACCACGTATCCGATAGAAGGATTGTAAAAGATTAATGAAAAAAGAGGACAAAATATGCGTTGCCAGGTATAGCAAAAAACTGGATTTGATTGCGTCATCGGGGCAAAGCTTTTTTAGGTTTGAAACTCCCGAGGAACAAAAGAAAAACATTGAGCGTGCCAAAAAAGATGTGAAATATTGTGTAGAACGATACTTTCCTCATTATGCTACTGCTGAATGCGCCGACTTTCAAATTTATTGGGCTAACAAGGTTTTAAAAGACAAAGGCTTTACAGGCTTTGCCAAATGGGGTCGTGGTTTAGCTAAATCCGTATGGAACAACGTCATTATACCTTTTTGGGTATGGCTCAACGAGGGCGATAATTATTTTGTATTGATTTCGGTTTCCGAAAAAAGAGCCGTTCGACTTCTGGAAGATATAAGAGCCGAATTCGAAGCAAACCCACAAATTATAGCCGATTTTGGAGAACAAAAAAACCTAGGTTCTTGGGATGAATCACTTTGGGTAACTAAAGGCGGTTTTATAGGTCAGGCTTTAGGTTTTGGACAAAGTTGTCGTGGTTTGCGTGTTGGTGCAAAAAGACCCAAACAATACAATATTGATGATATTGAAACAAAGCAAACCATCAAAAATGAAAAACGTCAAGACGAAATGGTCGAGTACGTTGAGGAGGAATTACTTCCTTCTATGGATGGTGAAGCGGAAAGAATGACAATATCAAATAACTGGTTTGCTCCAAAAATGTTTGTGAGAACCTTATCCGCTAAACATCCCGATTGGTTTGTACATGAGGTCAAAGCTTACGACAAAGTGACCTATGTCGCCACGTGGACAACAAAATACAAACCCGGGTATTATGAGCGTAAGGAAAAGAAAATGGGTACAACTGCGGCTCACGCAGAATACAACCACGAGCCTAAACTAAAAGGAGGTAAACATTTTAAGGCAGAATATATTCAATGGAAAAAACCTCCTAGAATCAACAATTATAAAGTGATAGCCGCACACTGGGATATTGCCTACGCAGGGAATTCAACATCTGATTATAACGCCGTTCGTATGTGGGGTTTAAAGGATCAGGATTTTATGCTCATTGACTGTTTTGTAAAACAGACTAAAATGGCACCAGCCGTAAAATGGATGTGTGATGTTCAAAAAAGCTTACCTGAAGGAGTTATTGTATTGTGGAGAGCCGAAGCCCAATTTTGGAACGATGAAGTTAAAAGGACTATCAAAGAAGTTGAAGACAAAGAAGGTGTTAAGCTAAACATAACATTGATTTATGAGAAAAGTAAAAAATATGATAAAATCATATTTGAACTTGAAAGTAGGTATCAAAATGGACGGATTTATTATAGTGACAAACTTAAAAGCCATAGTGATACTGAAGTTGGACTTCAACAACTATACGGTATAGAACCGGGTTACACCAGTAAAGACGATGCCCCTGATGCGGATGCCGAATGTATCAAATTTTTATCGAAACATATAACCATTTCAACTGGAGACTCGGGGCAATATCGAAGTGGTAAATATAACGCCTCAAATAATGTAATATGATTTATTTAGTAAAAGAAGACCTTATAACCGATGCCTTTGAACGTTTCATTGACGAAAGTTCCAAAGATGATCCAACGGTTTTAGATAAAGCGGAAGAGCGTGCAATAGCTTTCGTAAAAACAATGATTGGAACTCGCTATAACGTGAATTTGATATTTTCAGAAGATGAGCCAATTATCAACGAAATGTTGGTACAAATCCTTTCTCGAATTATCATTTATAGAGTGATAAAAAGAAACGCCGCTCGCAAGGTTCCAACCGACTACAAAGAAGATTATGACGAAGCCATAAAATGGCTTACCGAAATTTCTACAGGTAAAACTACACTGGACGGTTTGCCGTTGCCAGTTGACGAAAACGGAGACCCAGTAAAAAGCAATTCCCTTTGGGGTAATAATTCAAACCCTAGTTTTTATATATGAAAAATCCATTCGTACAAGCTTATCGAGCCATAGAAAAAAAAGTGCTGTTAAATGCCGATGTTCGTTTATTGAATGTGGTGGCGGTGGCTAAAGGTGCAAATGCACCATCAAGCCAGTTGAATTATGAAGCCGAAACAATGCAAAGGCAAACTTTGAAAGAGTGGACACAGGCATATATTTTAGCAACCGACCCCGAGAATCCCGACAAAACGGCTTTAGACAGGCTGTATAAAAATTTGATGCTCGACAACCATTTAGCCTCCATTATTGACAGCCGTATTTTATTCTGTCAACGTTCGCCGTTTAAAATTGTGAATGAAAAAGGAGATGAAAACACGGATATATCTTGGTTATTTGAGCGCACTTGGTTTGAGGAATTTATCAAACTAGTTTTAATGAAACGCTTTGAAGGTGTCAAGCTAATTGAATTATTCGACATCAATCCCGAAACGCAGGAGCTTGCCACGGTTGACGAAATCCCTATGTCTTATTTTATACCACAAAAAGGATTAATTACTAAATCTCCGGGAGACTCCCAAGGTTGGCTTTATAAAGAAGGTGTACTAAAACCTTTTTATATTCAAGTGGGTAAAGACAAAGAAATTGGAATGCTAGCCCAAATGGCACCCATTATATTGGCTAAAAAACTGGGATTGGGTTCTTGGTTGGATTATGTAGAAAAGTACGGTGTTCCCGCCTTATTTATTACCACAGACCGTGAAGATGATACCCGTTTAAAAGAATTGTTTGCGGCCGCCAGTAATTTCAAAGGTAATGGTTTTATGGTGGGTCGTGGTCAGGAAAAATTTGAGATTGGAAAAGCCGATGGAGGAAATCCCGACAACTTTGACAAACTAATTGAGCGTGCCAATGGCGAAATGTCGAAACGCATTTTAGGTGGCTCGGGATTGACTGATGAAAAAAGTTTTGTAGGTAGTTCCGAAATTCAATTTCGTTTAGCAAAAGACCGTTTTGAAAGTGACAAACTGTTAGTAAAAAACATTATCAACGAGCAGCTATTTCCACGCCTTATAAAATTGAGTCCTGTGTATAGCGTTTTGCAAGGTCATTACTTTGACTGGGATAATACCGAAACACAAAGCCCGAAAGAAGTGGCTGAAATACTGGCCATTTTAGGGCAACATTTCGAGCTTGACCCCGAAGAGATAAGCCAAAAAACGGGCTTTACCATATTAGGGCAAAAAAGCGGGAGTGTCCCAACCAACGAGCCAACAGAGGACGTTAAAAAAAAAAGCTTGACCGGGAAGTAACCGCCATTTACAAACAAATTGATGCCAGTTACCACGCCCTTGATTGTGGCTGTGATACTTGTTTGACCGATAATGTTCAGGCGGTCGATTTTAGTGGATACGATGCGCTTATTGACCAAATCGCAAATGATTTGCATAACGGCAAAATCAAGCCCGAAGATTTAAGCCAGGAACTTATATCAAGAACCTACGTTGATTTAGCAGACGGTGCAAAAAAAGGCTATGGCAAAAACTGGGTAAAATTCCCTGCTGACGGAAAAGGCTCTTTGCCGAATGAGTTAAAAAAGAATATTTATGTTTTTTCAGGTGCCAAAACTTATGCACAACTGGAGCAATTAAACCAGTTGCTTTATGATAAGGATGGTAAGCTCCGACCATTTAATGAATATTCCCAACTAGCCAAAAGCATCAATAGGCAATACAATGTAAACTATTTACAGGCCGAATACCAAACGGCAAGAACGGCGGCACAAATGGCCGAAAAATGGGAACGCCTTCAGGAAACAAAAGACCTATTCCCAAACTTAAAATATAGAAGTGCCGGAGATAGTCGAGTGCGCCCGGAACACCAAAAGCTAGATGGTATTATAAAACCTATTGATGATGATTTTTGGGCACGTTATTACCCACCGTTAGACTGGCGTTGTCGTTGTGATGTGGTCGCCACGGCGGAAGATGCCACCGATGATAATGAGGAAGATTTACCAACGCCACAGTTCAAAGGAAATGTGGGTAAAGACAAAGAAATATTCACGGCAAAAGGCTCGTTTTTCAAGCTATTAAACACCAGTGAAAACGCTGTTAGAAATGTAGAGCTTTCAAAATTAAATGCACCTTCAGAAACGGTTTATAAATCAAAATCAGGTAAAAAAGTTGAAGTTAATATTTATGCCGACCCGGTAGATTTAGCAGACAATATTGAGAGCGCAAAAATTATTGTGGATCAGTTAAATACAAATGTTCTGATACGAGCGCACTTGGATACTGACAAAGCTGTAGGTCGTAAAAATGCCGAATATTTTATTAATGGTTATATATCTGATCTGAAATCTAATTTTAAAGAGGACAATTATACCTCAATAAATAATGCTTTTAAATCGGCACGAGACCAGCAGTTAAATAGTATTGTTTTTGACTTTACAAAGAGTTTTAAAAATTTAGATCTAACCCAAGTAAACCGTTTTGTTTTAAGTAATATCAATGAAACTAGAGGGAAACAATTTAAAGAAGTCATATTCATTTACAATAAAAAAGCCATAAAAGTAAGCCGTGAAACTATTGTAAAAAAAGAGCTGAAGAAAGAACTAGAAAAGCTAAAAGCCAACTCGTGAGAATTGGCTTTTAGGTAAAGGATTGAGATTGCTCTCGCTCCTTGGAATTGCAAATATACAAAAAATGTCAAACAAAATACAAACACCTGATTTTTTTGCCATTGCGGAAGGTATAAAAGCCGATGCAAGGCGTTACGCAAAAGTATATTGTTTACAATGGTTTGATGATAGTTTTCAAAACCAAGGCTTTACTGATGCCAGTTTTCAGGCGTGGGACAAACGCAAAGAACCCGACAAACGAAGCGGTGGTGCAATCTTGGTGGACACTACTTTTTTGCGTAAAAGTTTGGGAGTATTAGGCGAAACCGATACACAAATGGAGTTTGGTACTCACGTGCCTTACGCAGGATTGCACAACAACGGCGAACGGATGCGAGTGGTACAATATGTACGTGCGCACCATAGAACCCGAAACGGAAAACGAGAGCAAGTAAAATCACACAGCCGAAAAATTGACACCCAATACCCGAAACGCCAATTTATAGGCGAAAGTAAACAAATGATGGACGGCTTGGATAAATGGCTTTTAAATCAAATTTCAATACGCTTTAAACAACATAGCAATGCAGAACTTTAGAGTACTTTACACCGAACTAGCCGACTTATTGACGGCAAAAATTCCCGCTATCCAATGGGTGGATTTGTGGAACTCACAAGTATATAATTTGGATGGCGAACATCCTTTCCCAGCTCCAGCCGTTTTTTTGGCTTTTCGCTCCAGTCGAATGGATGATGCGGGTGCTAAACTTCAAAAGGTACTGATGCAAGTGGATGTATTTTTGTTTTACGAAACCTTTTTAGACACTTTTAAAGGGGCATACAATCAGGTAGAAGCTTTGGAGTTTTTAGATATTATGGATTCCATAAACAAAGAGTTGCACGGAGGTTCCGGCAACTCATACAGCAATATGAAAAGGGTATCTTTTTCGCCTGTGGACACAGGGGGTGCGGGTAACTTATACAGTATTACTTATACCTGTGAATTGATGGATTATAGTGCCAGTAAAGAGTGGGAAGAGGGCAAATTTAGCGACCTGAAAATTGACCCGAATACTGACAATAAATACGTTATTCAATAAACAACTCCGTTTGGTTTTGGTTGGGATAAGTGACACGATTAAAAACGATGTTTTCGACTGTTTTTGCAGCTCTGTAGTATTTGGCCGCTACACAATTTAAAATATAATCAGTAGAATATTTTTGCACACCGTACTCTCGAACATTGCTCATTTTATCAAATTCCTTTTTGATATCCTGGTGTAAACGAACTGTATTGGGTTTGACTGCCATAAAAACAAAATTAGAAAACTTTTTCGTATAAAAAAAGCCCACTTTTCAGGTGGGCTTTTGTTTATCCTTTTAACTTCCAATTGCCGTCGGAGCCTGAAAAATAAAACGAGGATTGATGTGCATATCCTTTCTTAGAAAGCTCTACTTTATCTGCTGATGGGTCAATCCGTTTTTTCCAAAATGGGAATAAATTTAAATAATGACCTCTAACATCAGAGAAGACATATTTCTTTGTCCCCGCAATTCGTAAATCTTTATTTTCTCCTTCGTTCCAATATCTAAACTGAAAAATAACAAACTGATCGATTAATTTTTCATTGTCGTTCTCGACCTGTTCATCACTGAGTGACGCTGGAACATATTGAACTACAAAAATAGAATACTCTGGAAAATCTTTTGACTTGTAAAGTCTTAACTTGTCATTAGAGTCATTGATAAAATCGTTTGTTGCCTGAATTACAGCCTCAGTATTGGGGAGGTTTTTAATTTTATTAAGGTATTCTGTATCTTGGGCATTTACTGTCAATGCGAAAATTAACGCTAGTGAAATTAGTAATTTTTTCATTTTTTAATTTTTAAGTTGTCAATTATATAAATTTCTCCTGTTTGATTTAAACTATATCTAAACATTGTTTCATTTTCAATTAACTCAAAAATGTCACCTATACCTGTATTATGACGTTTTTTTACCGTTTGGTTACCATTTATGTCTAAAACATAAACATAACAAGAAGGTGACTCATAACCTCCCCAATCTTCACAAACAATAACACCTTCATTTGTTACTCGACAACGATGTAGACGTTGTAATTTAATTTTATAAATTACCTTTTTAAGTCTAACATCTACCAATCCTAAATTAAATTCCTCATCACTATGAGGCAAATAAACAGCACAATAATTATTGTTTTCGGAATACCATTTTAAGCCATAAATCCCAATTTGTTCTTGCTCTACAAATGAAACTCTATTTGATTTATAAATAACATATCCGTCTTCCCTAATTCTTTCAATCTCATTAGTTCCTATCCAGCTATTTTTTTTATCTTCCTCATAATCTTTTTGGCGAAGCTCCATTGCTTTATGACTTACATCAATAACATAGTCTTTGCCGAAAATATTAATTGTTTCAGTTTGAGGATTTGCTTTGATACAGAATAGTTTTTTAAAAAAAGACATAGAAACTATTTTAAATTAAGTATCAAAAGTAAGATTTATTTTAATACCTTAAATCCGTCCAGTGAATAATTTTACCTTTGAAATCTTCATTGAAGTAAGCAAAAAAATCTTCTATAGTGTCAAAGCCGTCATTTTGGGCAAGTTGTAGCATATCACCTGTAATAATCATTTCATCACTAAACTTTACACAGGCGAAGCTTTTATTATCAATAAAGACACGTGCCATTTTTTTATCAAACAATTCAAACCATTTTATTTCCACTTTTTGAGTACTCACTACCGGCAGAACCGGAGCAAACCGAAACATATCCTTTTGACGGCAATTGATGAAATAATCAATCATTCTGCCTGCGTGCCAACGGTCTTTTTCATCTTCCCGGAATGTGTGCCTTTTTGGTTTATGAGGGTGCATATTTTTAAAGCCTCGGTCAATACAGGCATAGTATAACTCAGGCATAAAGTATTTTTCATCTTCTTTATACAAATCGTAAAGAGACGCCCATATCTTTTGAACAAAGTATGTTGGTTTGCCGTTCATTTGTGTGCTAAAGGGTAGTATCATAATGATTATGGTTTTAAGTGAATTCTAAATGTTCCGATTCTTTGATAATTGTTGTCGTGAATGGAAACTTGTCTTTTGGAACTTTCTCTATCATTTGCATCAGGATCGTGGATCCAGTAAATAAAACGTGGTTTGTTCCAGACTTTACCAATTGCAAGATTAAGAGCTTTGTTCCTGCTTTAACTTTTGAGTCTTCAATCTTATAATCTAAAACGGATATTTCAGCGTTTAATAATTTATCAATCTTTATTTTGTCACCTGTGAAAGTGGATAGTTCTGCTTTTATGCCTAAATCTTTAAATGCTGTCATTGGGTAGTAATTTTTTTAATAAGTGTTTTGTGTTTGCGTGTTTTGCCCAGCCATTATATGCGGCTATTGTGGCTTTATTTTTTGTTTTGGATACTGCTTTGGCAAATCGTTTTTTAATTGATTTTCGAAGCAATGTGTGCGTGTGATAGAACTTGTAACCTACAAAATCAATCCCACGAGCTTCAACCGGGAAGACTTGATAATTTCCTTTAACTTCCAGTTTTAAATTATCATTTAAATACTGTTTAATGGCTCTTAAAATCTCGTGTAAATGGGGTTTGTTGTTGGATAGAATTACAATGTCATCGGCGTATCTGAAGTAATATTTTATTTCCTTTTGCTCCTTGATCCAATGATCGAAAAAAGTGAGGTAAAAGTTTGCGAAATACTGGCTTAAATAGTTACCAATTGGTAAACCATCGGCACTATCAATGATTTCATCCAGTAACCAAAGTAGGTCATTGTCCTTGAATTTTTTTCGAAGTAACGCTTTTAGTATATCGTGATTTACATTAGGGTAAAACTTTACGATGTCCAACTTTAAACAGTATTTTGTGTTCTCCTGGTCCTGCAATGCAGTTTTGATATTATTGGCCGCTGCGTGTATGCCTTTTCCCTTGATGCAAGCATAACTATCATTTGTAAAAACCTTTACAAAAATGGGTTCTAAAATATTCATTACTGCGTGATGTGTGATTCGGTCAGGAAAGTAAGGAAGGCGAAAAACAAGCCTTTCTTTTGGTTCAAAAACTGTGAAGGTTGTGTATTCGGAGGTTTTGTACCCTTTGTTTAAAAGCATTTCGTGAAGTTTGAAAATATTGCTTTCGGGTTCTTTGTCAAAAATTTTGACACCATATTGATTGGCTTTCCCTTTTCGAGCTTTTGATTCGGCAATCCTAAGATTATCAATAGATGTAATTTGACTGTAAATATTATTAAGTCGTTTCATTTCTTTGCTTTGATTGGCTCGCTTTCGATTGCTCTACTAACGAACCTATTAAAATTGTATTTTTTTGCCGTGTTGGCAAGGTCTGTGGTGTTTAATATTTTAAGCTCAGGTGCGAGCTGACATTCGAATTCGTGTTCCAATTATCGTAGTCGTTGTACGAAAAACTGCCACCTGAAGGAGAACTACAGCAACGACACCACACAACCTCAATTATTTATGCTTTTACAAAATAGACTTTATACAAGTCTTCAAACTGTTTGCCAGCATATATTGCCTTTTCTCTCGATTCAAAGCAAAGGCGCGAGCCGACATCCGAACCCGTGTCCCAAGCAACGCAGTCGTCGTACGAAAAACCGCCACCCGAAGGAGAACCCATTTTGAACCAAGGATAGTATTTATCCCACTCGCCATTTGTCCAGTCTGGCACCCAGTCACCATTTATGGCTTTGGCGATAATTACTAATTTGGCGTGTGCTATCATTGCCTGTTGGTCTGATTCAGGAAACAATGAAAAATCTGGAATAATAGTAGGCTCAACATTAATAGCCTTGCAAGCGTCTTCGAATGTTTTAATTTCTGTGTACATAATATAGTTTTTAAGCGGTTTGTAAATCTTTGTAAATGTCAAGGAATAGATTGGCAGCGTGTTTCGCTAAATCTGAATTTTTATAGCAAAGGCGCGAGCCGACACCCGAATACGTGCGCCAATCACCGTAGACGATGTACGAAAAACCGCCACCCGAAGGAGAAGCCATTTTGAACCAAGGATAATATTTACCCTGACTTGAATTTGTCCAGTCTGGAGTCCAACCTTCGTTGAAAACCTGAACGATTAATT